GAGATCTACACTCTTTCCCTACACGACGCTCTTCCGATCTAACCAGGACGGACATGAACAAACCTCCCGCTAAGCGGAAACGTAACTCCGTCAGTACCCTTTCCAACTACCCATAACCAAAAAGGCCGGGGCCAGCAGGAACTGACGCCCGACCTGAATACAATCAAACAAGGAAATAATATGAGCCTATTACAAAACATCAAGCGCGGAGTGCAGCAGCGGCCGCAGCGTGTCATCATCTACGGGCCGGAAGGCGTGGGAAAATCCACGCTGGCGGCCGGGCTGCCCGCCCCTGTTCTGCTGGACACGGAACAGGGATCTTCCCACATCGACGTTGCCCGGCTGGACTGCCGGAGCTATGAAGACGTGCTGAACGCCATCGAATCCCTGCGGACGGAACCGCATGATTTCAAAACCGTCATCATTGACTCCATCGACTGGTGCGAGCGATTCCTTCAAGATTCCTTCCTGAAGGAAGAAAACAAAAAGAAAAACGCGCATCATCGCTCCATTGAAGATTTGGGCTACGGCAAGGGATATAAGATGATCGAACCTGTGGCCATGGATCTCTTGTCACGCCTCAACGCGTTGATGAGCGCAGGAATGAATGTGGTGCTGGTGGGACACTCCCGCCGCGTCAAATTTGAAATGCCGGAAACAGCCGGCGCCTACGACAAACACGAACTGAACCTCTCCAAATTTGTCGCGCCACTGGTCAAGGAATGGGCTGACGCCATGCTTTTCTGCAACTTCGTCGTAACAGTCCAGGATGGCAAGGGACATGGAGGAAACCAACGCATGGTCTACACCTCTCCTTCCGCCCCGTGGGAAGCCAAAAACCGGCACGGGATGCCCGCGGTGATGGCGATGGACGCCGGGGAAATCTCCCGCCTGCTGTTTGGAGCGGGCTGCGGATCTGCCAATGCCCCGGCGAATGATGTCCCTGCGGCAAACAATGGACAGGCGCCGCCTCCGGCCGCATCCGCGGGAGATCGTCAGGCGGATGCCCTGGCCGCGGTGATTGACCACGCAAAAGACGCCCTCGCCTTCATGATCAGCCGCGGAATCATTACTGCCGGACAAGGGCTGGAAGAAGTCCCGGCGGAATATGCCGCCCGGATTTTGAAAACTCCCGCCCGGTTCAATAACTCCGTAAAAGAATTCATGGAAGGAGGGGCGTGCCAATGAAACCCGTCACCTGCATCAACGTCGCCCGCGAAACCGGGCATGCCGTCCTCTCCCTGGACGGAGCGGAATACGCCGTCAGCCTGGACGACCTGCAAAAAATCCTCGCTGACATTGCCGGGCCCCGTCCGGCCCCGGCCACGGAACTATTGAGGCCGTCCCTGCTCCCCAAGCTGGCGCAATGCCCCTGCTACGTCTCCTCCCCCGACGCGGGGGAAGCGGCCCAGAGGGGAACCCGGATGGACGACGCCTTCCGGTCCCTGCTCATGGGCATGGACGAATTCAGGGCGTGTGAACACCTGAAAGCCGATGAAAAAGAATCCATCCTCTGGGCGGTGAAAACGGTCCGGACGCTCTGCTCCGGGGAAGAAGTCATTGCCGACAAAAACCGCTGCGCCTTCCCGCAATGGCACCCCCGCGTGACAGGCGGGGAAGCGGACTGCCTCTGTCCCGCGCTGGGCAAACTCTTCGACCTCAAAAGCGGCCAAATCCGCAACTACTGGGAACAGCAGGCCTCTTACGCGAAATCCTTCATGGAACGGGAATTCATGGATGAAATCACCTGCCACCTCCTCTACTGCGACCAGCAGCAAATCGTCACCCGGAAATTCACCTACCGGGAAGCCATCTCCATCGTCAACGGCGTGGTGGACGCCGTGGACCGCGGCGGCGGGCCGCGCCTCTGCGACTACTGCGGCTGGTGCGCCTCGCAGGACACCTGCCCGCTGCGGAACCGGGCGGCGCAGGAAATGCTGACCCTGGCGGAAGCCGGAACTCTGGAAGAAAGCTTCGCCGAAATCGCGGAAAACCCGTCCAGGCTGGCGGAATTCGTCACCAAGGCGGCTGTGCTGGAAAGTTACGTCAAAAAGGGAAAAGAAAAAATCCTCGACTACCTCAACAACGGAACGGAAGTCCCCGGATTCAGGCGCGTCTCCCGGAAAGGCGCGGACACCGTCGCTCCGGAAGACGTCGCCAAATACGCCACCTGGATTGGCGTGCCGAAACTCCTGAAATCCTATGGCCCGCTCAAGGCGGACGTCTTCCGCGCCCTGTTCGCGGAAGCATTGCCGGAACAACAATTCCCGGAAGAACTGGTCAGGACGGGGGCCGGATCCTCCTACGTCAAAAAAATCTCCGTCTCCAAAACCGCAACCACCAAATAACCATTATGTTCAGTTACATATCAGAAGGCGAGCCCAGCGAATACGGATTCCTCCCCGCGGGCGTCTACGAAGGAAAAATCGTCAAAATGGAAGAAGGAATCTCCCAGGGCGCCAAAACGCGGGGATGCCCGCAGCTGGCCGTCCACATCAGAGCCTTCGGCCCTGAAGGGGCGGCGACGGTCCGTTACTACCTGACCAACTCGAAAGACCTGGCCTGGAAAATCGACCTGTTCGTCAAAAACGTCACCGGGAACGTCTATCAACCCGGCCAGCAGGTCATTATCAACCCGGCGGAATACCTCGGCAAACCCTGCTACGTCCGGCTCAGCGTCAGACAGGGAGACAAGCCCAGGGCGGACGGGACTTATCCCGAATTCAGCAACTGCGAAGACGTGCTGGGGCCGGACGAAGCCCGGGCCATCATGGCGGCTCAGGACAGGGCAGCGGCGGGGCGCGGCGGAGCGTCCCTGCCTCCGCGCCCGGCGGACCTACCGGCCAACAACCACATGAGCGCCACGGCGGGACCGCCGGCGGAAGAAGACGAAATCCCCTTCTAATCAACAGCCATGAACAAGCCGATAACCATCATGCTGCCGATCGTTCCCCCGACGAAAACGCACCAGAACAAAAAAATCGTCAACATCGGGAAACACGCCAAACTGGCGGACACGAAAGAATTGAAACTGGTCATCAGCGATTACTTGACCCTGCTGAAACCTTATCAACCGGCCCGGCCCCTGACGGGGCCGGTCTCCCTGAAGCTGGCCTTCGTCTGGCCCTACCGCAAGAGCGAGCCGAAAAAAAAACGGATCGGGCTCATTCCGAAAACGACCAAACCGGACTGGGACAACCTGGCCAAAACCCTGCAGGATGTCCTGACCCGGTTGAGATTTTGGGAGGATGACGCCCAGGTGTATTCCGCGTCCGTGGATAAATGGTGGGGCGAAGAACCACAAATAACAATCACTGTGCAAGAAGGATCAGAGCAATGAAACGGAACTCTCACATCATCGTCCAGCAGGTTTGCCCCATGAAGAAAACCGACGATGGGAAATATGAAGTTCAGGCCGCGATTGTACACCACAAAGGAATTATCGCCCGCTATCGCACGGAGTACCCCACGAAACGGCATGCCCGGTGGGCACAGCACCTTATTTGCACGGTGAAAAATGCTTCACGCCTCCGTTGTTCTGATGAACTTAAAGCCTTGATTGAGAAAGGAACCCGATGAAAAAGCTTCAATGCCCGCTGTGCGGGGGTGATATTGCCATAGAAAAGCGCGTGCTCTACAGCGACAGGCCTCTTCTGTTTCACGCGGGGTGCGAACAGTGCCGTTGGGAAACGAACAGAGGCTACGCCGCGGAGAAAGACGCCTGGAAGGATGCCGAAAAATATATTTCCGGATTTCCTCCCATCATGAGGGTCTGGCCGGGGGACGAGGTGAAACTCTTCGGAGACCGGCGGGTTAGGAAGGTCATCGGAAAAAACGCGAACCGGGGAATTCTTTATCTGGAAACGGCTTCCGGGCCTCCTGAACCCGTGCGGCATGACGATGTGATTCTGTGGCCATGGGAGCTTAACAGGAAGAAAGTGAAGAACCGCAAATAATAATCACCATACGATGAAAACTCCTAAATGCCCGCTGTGCGGTAAAATTTTCAAGCTATCAACAATCGAAAACAAGGGACAGCTTCATTTCTTTGCATGCTATAAGTGCAACTACCAATTAAGGATGTCTCCCCGCAAAGATTTTGCGTTGGAATATGCCAACGATTTCATCTCCAAATTCCCGCCCATCATGCGGTTGAAACCCGGCGACCTTATTAAAATCAGGAAATTACCTGATAACTTTTTCGTTATTAAAACAGATGTTGAAAAAGGGGTAATACGCGCTGGAAGCACTTACGGGTATAGCATGTCTTATGGGGCGGAAGATATTGAACAATGGCCCTGGGAAATCATGCAGAAGAAAGGAGGCCAGCAATGATTAACATCCTCTTATCCGTCAGGCTGCCTTTTTCCGGCCTTATCCTGGACGGGAAAAAACCGTGGGAACTACGGAAAAACGCACCGTGCATCCACCGCGGGGAACACGTCACTCTCTGGCTCTACGAGTCCGGGAAAGACGGAAAACGGGCCATCATCGGCAAGTGTCGTTTAATTATCACTGCTTCTCTTTATCTATACCCTCCAAAGGGGATTTTAGAATTGGCCATTAAGAATGCTTGCGTGACGGAAGAGCACCTGCGGAATTACCTGCCTTGCTGCGTCTGGAAAGTCGCGGGTCCCGTGAAACTTCCCGCAGCCGTGCCGCTTTCTGACATTGGACTGACCCGTCCGCCGCAGAGCTGGCAGTATATCACGGACGAGCAAGCGGACATCTTAGAAAGGAGGCTCGCATGAAATACCTCTTTGACCTGCCACCCCGTGACCTTGCACGGAAACCCTACGCCGTGGGATTGCCCCCGGAGGTGGATGCCTGGGCTAAGGCCAACAAGCACCGTATCGGAACGTATCGGTCTCATTGGTGCAGGCCGCAGTATTCCGCCTTTGTGGGCAACATCGACATGATTGCGGAGTTGTGCACCTTGTATGATGACTATAGGCTGATCGCTTACGGCAACACCAAGGGCGCTGCCGTTCAGCAGCTTTATGACAACCTCCGAACACGAAAAGCCACCGTGGAAGATGCCCTGCGGTTTTTGCTGGGCTATCTGCAACACCCCGAAGAGTTCGCCGCGGCTTTTGGCGTGGATATGGCGGCGGACGGAAAGGAGGCAGTGTTATGAAAGCCATTCTTGACGCCTGCTGCGGCTCCCGCATGTTCTGGTTTGACCGCCGCCATCCTGACGTGGTGTTCATGGACCGCCGGGAGGAAACGCACATGCTTTGCGACGGGCGAACCCTGGAAATCAAGCCGGACGTCGTCGGGGACTTCCGGAAGATGCCTTTCAACGACGGGGCGTTTCGCCTTGTGGTATTCGACCCTCCGCACTTGATTCACGCTGGGGAATCATCCTGGCTGGCCAAGAAGTACGGAAAACTGGACCAGAAAACCTGGAGGGAGGATTTGAAATCCGGCTTCCGGGAGTGTTTCCGGGTTTTGGAACCGGGCGGCATTCTGGTGTTCAAGTGGTGCGAGGATCAGGTTTCAACCGCGGAAGTTCTGAAACTGGCCAGCCATGAACCTTTGTTCGGACACCGCCGCGGGAAGACCGTCTTCCTGGTCTTTATGAAATCTACAACCCCCAACTGACGCTTTTTTGATTATGGAATTCATCAACATCCCAACAGCCTTGTTTTCCAGCCCCGAATATATCGGGGCGGAACCCATACAGCGCGCCACCTGGATCTCTCTGCTGGCCTGGTGCTGCGAACAGGAAAACGGCGGCATCATTGAGGGCTGCCGCTCCTGGGGCATGCGCCGCTGGATGCAGACCTGCGGCGTGACTGACCAGGAAATCAACGAGGAAAACGAACTCTACCACTTTGACGGCGACAATCTCGTCGTATTCGGCTATCCGCATGAAATTCAGGCCAGCGTGCAAACGCGCCGGAAGACCGCCCGTGAAAATGGAAAACTTGGGGGGAGACCCAGGAAAACCGACATTGGAACCAGTGTAGGAACCGACGTGGAAACCCACGAAAAACCAACGTCAGTTATTTCCGAAAACCCAGAAGAAACCCAGCCGGTTTTTTTTGAGAACCCAGAAGAAAACCCAGCAAAAACCGTAAGGAAGGAAGGAAGAAAGGAAGGAATTCACCCCCTTACCCCCTCTCCGTGCACCGTGGAAGAAGTCGAAGACCATCTTCGGGCCGCGGCCTTTGCGGGGCGTGTGCGTTTAACCCCCGACCAGATACCGGATTGCGCCACGGCCTACTGGGGAAGCCGGGACGCCGTCAACTGGACCCGCAGCGGCATCCCCGTGACCAAATGGCAATCCGACGCCATCAGCTTCGCCACCTCCTACGCCGTCAATCATCCGGTACAGCCGGGAACAGACAAAGACCCTTACAGCAACCTTGAAGAACTTTAACAATCAACAATTTCAAAAAATATGATCGACTCTCAAACACTCATTGACGCTGAAAAACTGGTGCTCTCCCAGGCAATGGACGGCTCCCAGGCCTTTGCGGACCTCCGGGACAAGGGCATCAGCCGCCAGACATTCAGCCTCCCGGCGCACCAGCAAATCTGGACCGCCCTGGAAACCGTCGCCGGCACGGGAGGAACCGTGGACGCCCTCACCGTCATCGCCCGCCTTGAAGCCCAGGGCCAGCTTGACGCCGTGGGAGGGCACGCCGGAGTCGTGGAGACGGCCACCTACGGAGCCCTTGCCCGGTACAAAACCGCCGCCGCCCTGGAAATGGTCACGGAAGCTGCCAAAAAACATGCGCTGCTCGCGTTTGCCTCCCGGATGGCGGAAGCCGCCGGCGATCAGCTCAAAAGCGCGGAAGAAGCCCTTGATGAAGCCGAGCGCGGCATGTCCGCCCTGCGGGACCGGTGCGGCGTCCGCCAAACCGAAACCATCCGCGGAGCCGTGGGAACCATCATTGAAAACCTGCAATGGCGCATGAACAACCCCGGCGCCATCAAAGGAATCTCCTCCGGATACCGCCGCCTGGACCTGACCCTGGACGGCCTGCAGCCCGGCGCCATGATCGTGCTTGCCGCCCGGCCCGGAGTCGGGAAAACCGCCGCCCTGGTCAACATCCTCACCAACATCTGCCTCGGGGGAACTCCCGTGGGCATGTTCAGCCTGGAAATGCCGAAATCCCAGCTCCTGGAACGTGTCCTCTACGGCATGGCCGGCATTAACTCCGACGACATCCGCCGCGGCAAGCCGATGACGGTCGGACAGCAGCAGCATTTCACGGCCGCCGTCAGGAAAATCACGGCCGCTCCGCTGCACATCGACGACGAAAGCTCCCTCACCATTGACAGCATCAGAGCCCGGGGCCGCCGGATGGTCCGGGAACACGGCGTCAAATGCATCGGCGTGGACTACCTGCAGCTGGTGCGCTCCACGACCCAGCAGGCCCGGGGAAGCCGGGAACGGGAAGTCTCGGAAATCTCCGCCGGCCTCAAATCCCTGGCCAAGGAACTCAATATTCCCGTCCTGGTGCTGGCTCAGCTCAACCGCGACGTGGAAAAAAGAGCCGGGAACGCCCAGGGCAAACCGGTCGTTTCCGACCTGCGCGACTCCGGCTCCATTGAGCAGGACGCCGACCAGATCATCATGATCCACCGCCCCTACATGTACAAGCCCGACAAGCACGACACCACGGAAGCGCAGTGGATCATCGGCAAAAACCGCTTCGGCCGGCTGGGGCGTATTCAATTCCGCTGGACCGCGGAACTCACAAAATACGAGGAAGAACAGAATTATCCCGTCACCAACAAATGAGACCCCCCAAACCATCCCTGCGAAAAAACAAGCCGACGCGGCGAGGAAAGCCCGGATCCTACAAACTGCGCTTAACGCTTCTGGTGGATCCCAGAAAGAAAGGCAAACTTGTCGAGCTGGGACTTGGTACTAACGACAGACAGGAAGCCGAAGAACGCGCCAACAGCATTATCAATGCTCTGGAATCCGCCGGACTCTACCGTCTTCCCGCCGTCCGCATTCTGGAACATCACGTAGCCCAATTTGGCAAGATTGAACCTCCCCCCTTTGAACATCCAGAATTGCCTCTATGGTAACACCCCTGGAAAAATTCCTGGCAAAACATCCCACACCCTCCGGCATGTATTCAAAGGAATGGGCTGCTCTGAACGCTGCCATGAAGGAAAACAAGTTTTTCTCTTCCAAGGTGGAGAATATCAGATTGCTGGAACGGCTGCACAGGTTGATTAAGAATTATCTGACAGGAGAAAAGGAGACTTTACCCAATGGGGAAACGGTTATCAAGGTAGGAAGCGCCGCGGACTTTTCCAACCAGGCACTTCAATGGCTCCAAACCGAGGGGCTTGTTCCACCGGACGCCGAAGGCCCGAAGTATCACAACGATATTAAAAACATCGGTGCTCTGGCCCGTCTGAAGCTCATTTTCAAGACCAACGTCCGGCAAAGCATTGGGGCTGCTCAATGGGAGGCATCCATGAAACCAGCCAATCTCAAAGCATGGCCTGCTTTCCGGTTCATCCGCTTTCCGGGAGCCAAGACAAAGCGGCTTGTTCATGTCGTCAACGAAGATGCTGTCCGGCTTAAAACCGACTTTACTTTTTGGGCAGACGAAATGAACGCCGCCAGCCTCGGGGGCTTTGAGGTCCCCTGGCCGCCGTTCGGCTTCAACTCCTACATGGATCAGGAGCCTGTTTCCCGGGAAGAATGCGAACGGCTGGGACTACTCAAACCCGGGGAGCCGTTGAAGCGTCCAAGGGGTGCGGAGCGCTTCGGGATTGACCTGATTGAACGGTACGGGTACGGCAAGAAGGCCAGTACGGCGAAGTTGCCGGAGGAACTGAAGGCCAAATTGAAAAAGGTCTATGAAGACCGCTGGGGAGTCAAACAGGACAAATCTGATGAGGTTGTCTTTCCCTCACAGGAAGTGGCGAAAAAGGCCAGGGAAACGGCGGAGAAAGTCATCAAGGTTCCCTCTGCTCCCATTCCTGCGCCAGTCTCAGCCGTCACGCACACGGTCAGCCTGGGAGATGTCCCCAAGGTGAAGATGCCTGCCCCGTTGACGGATAAGGAAGCTGATGACCTTTTGCGAAGCGTTACCGGGGAAGTGTGGGCAAAGGCATCCAGACTGGAAAAGAACGCTTTGTTTTCCTACACCGGAAATGGATATGCCCGCATCAACAACGATTTGAGGAAGGGGAAGTCCAACGCCAAGGCGAAACAGATCGCCAAAGTCATTGACAGATGCAAAGTGCCTCAAGACATGGTTGTTTTCCGTGGCTGTGGGGTTTACAAGGAATTGAAAGACGCTTTGAACTGGAAAGGAGAAGAAATAACAGACGAGCTGGTTGATATGCTCAATCTCTCCGTAGTGGGAAACCCTCTCAAAGACGAAGGTTTCATGTCTGCTGCCGTAGCGGAGGGGAAAGGATTCATGAACCGTCCCGTGTTGTTCAGAATTCTCCTGAAGAAGAAAACCCGTGCCATTTATGCAGAGCCCTTTTCCAGATTCGGGGCAGGGGCCGGTAAGGACTGGGACGGCCTTAGCCCGCAAACCTATTTTAGCAGTGAAGATGAAATCATCATCCAGAAGGGAGGAACCCTCAAATTTCTCCAATTCCATAATCAGAACGGGAAATTGATCATTGACTGTGAATTGATACAATAATGATATGAAAGAAGAAACATCACCAGCGCACAAGAGAATTTGGGAGTCTGATTTCAAAGGATGCAAAACATCCCACCCTCTCCTGATGAAATGCCTTTTGTGCTCCAAGAAGAAGCTCAACCCGGGTAGTATGGAATGTAGCGCTTATGAGCGTAAACCTGATAGTATCCTCTACGATAACGCGGACTGCCCCAGCTTTGAACGCTGTATTGACGCGGAAGGGCTGCGCTGGATTGAAGGATATGTGAAACTCTCCGGAAAGGCGTACGTTCCCCGCCAGGACGATATACCTCCGGCAGGGTGGGAAAAAATCAACAAGGAGTATGCGAAATGAAGAAAGAGAGGACCGGGAAGAAGGGAAATGTTTCCAGGTATAGCGCTGCCCTCTCTGAACGCATTTGCGGTCATATACGTTGCGGGGATAGTCTGAGGAAGGCTGCCGAAAAGGAAGGCATTCCCCATCCCACGGTGATGAATTGGGCCAGAGAGAACGCGGATTTTGCAAACCAATACGCGCGCGCGTGCGAGGAACGGCTTGCCGCCCTAGAAGACAAGTTGCTTGACCTTGTGGAGAAAGGGCATGAAGTGGCCCCACGTGCCGAAATAGGGGGAACCATGTTGCAGGCGGTCAAGTTGGAAATAGACACACTCAAATGGATGCTTGCCAAGCTGATGCCGAAGAAGTACGGAGACCGTGCGGCGTTGGCTCTGGAAGGTGGAGAAAAAAACGTAGAGGTGACCCATAAACTTCCAGCAGAAGCAATCGTTCCGTTAGTGACAGCCTTGAGAGAAATATGGTCCGAAGAGGAAGAAAGCTAAGATCGGAAGAGCACACGTCTGAACTCCAGTCACGATCA